TCTATTTTCTATAGCCCTTGCCGCAGTTCTTACCCTTGTACCTCTCACTGGAGAAGCCGTTCCTATCGCAACTCCTGGAAACTATGTGTTCTCAGGCTCTATAGGCATTCCAAGCCTTACAAATGGAGATTGTGTGGTGGCAACCGGCGCGTATGGGGTCCTTACAACTTCAGGCGAACCCTGCGGCCCTGGTGGTGGTGCGATAATGACTGTGAGCACCTGGACCCTTACTGATACGAGCGGAGCTGGTATACCTATTACTGATGAAGAGAACTCATATCAGACTGTTGGTAACGTAGGTGGTCCACATATCGTTAATGTGGCTATTGATATCAACATGCCTTCAAATACAAGTACCGCTAACTCAAGTATGTCCCTTCCCGTTCCTGTCTTTGGAGATGCAGAGTCATATCAAGCCCTTGACTGTACTTTACAAAACGGTAACTATGCTCATGTACCGAATCTTACAAGAGCTATCGGTTTTATTCTTGCTGGCACAACTCCATCAAACTTTACGATCTATGCCGATATAAGTGGAGTATATACTCAACAGAGGAATGTTGACTTGGCTACAGCCGGTATTTATTGTGCTGGCACATATCAAACAACATCATAAGGAGGAGTCATGAAGAAGTTATTATCAACGCTCTTAGCCTTCATACTGGCTTTCTCTCCTGTTGTCTCACCAGCAGCTACCCTTGATCTGTTTGGTACAAGTTACGTCTTCGAGAATGGCCTCTCTAACGCTACACTTACCCCTGGGGACTGCGTACAAGCAGGTGCAGGCGGTCTGTTCACGACTACAGCAGCAGCTTGTGGCACTGGTTCAGGTACAGTAACAGCCGTCACCGGATCTGGTAACGTCCTCAGTTCAGGGGGTACAACTCCAAATATCACTCTTGTCAACGCTCCTACGTTCTCAGGCACCGTAACCGGGGGCAGCCTCGTAACTGCCGGAGCCATACAGGGACTGTCTCTGACAGGTACAGGGCTCACCTCTGGGGACTGTATACAGGCCGGAGCGAGTGGGCTCCTCACTACGACAGCAGGGCCTTGTGCTTCTGCTGGAGTAACGGCAGTTACAGCAACGGGGAACCTAGCCTCATCAGGAGGTACAACCCCAAACATCTCAATATCGAACAGTCCTACGTTCTCTGGTACGATCACCGGCGCTAACGTCGCCGATACCGCTCTCTCTTCAGGAAACTGCGTCCAGGCTACTACGGGCGGTCTGTTGATGACCATTGTTGGAGCCTGCGGTGTTGGTTCTGGTACGGTAACAGCAGTTACCGGAACTAGCCCTATTGTAAGTTCAGGGGGCACAGCTCCTGCTATATCTTGTGCTACGTGCCTTACAACTTCTACGGGGGTTCAATCAGTCTCAGGTACGACGAGTCAGATTACTTCTTCAGGTGGAGTTAATCCTGTTCTTAGTATTCCATCCGCTTTTATAGCTCCCGGTACTATTGCAGCTACGACGAGCTTGGGGGCGGGTAACTTAACTTCTGGAGACTGTCTCTCCTCTAGTTCTGGAGTTATTGTATCCACAAGTACTGCATGTTCAGCAGGAGGCGGATCTGTTACTTCTGTTACTTCTGCAAATAATTTAATATCGGTTACTAATCCAACAACGACCCCCCTCCTTACTGCGAATGAGACTCCCCATTTTACAGGAATTGTCACAGCTCCAGGATTTACTTCAACTAACAATTTGAGTAGTATTACTTTTGCAGCCTCTACTGCCGGTTGTGTAATAAACCAGGGTACTGTACTCAATCCACAAAGTTATGGTAGTTGTGTTTCTCAGACTTCGGCAGCTTTCACCATTCCAGCAGTGGGATCAGCAGTTACAGTAACCACTCCTACAGCTTTTCCTGTTACATACTCTGCAGGTGCTCCTATAACCATTGATGACAGCGCCGGTCATGTTGTTTCTGGGTACGTAACGTCAAATGCACTCAATGCAAACTCCTTCTCTTTCACAGTTTCCCTCATAAATCAAGGTGCAGCCGGAAACACTATGGCTACGGCTGCTAATATTTATACGGGAAATTCTGTACAAGGTGGAGGAACCGGCACTGTCACAGCAGTAACTGCTTCAGGGGGAGCAGCCTCATCTGGTGGTACAACTCCAAATATCACTGTTACGAACCCTGTCACGGCTACAGCACCTACTCAACAGAACTTTCTCACAGGTTCAGGCACGTACACGACGCCCGCAGGGGTGAAGTGGATTGAGGTTAGGGCTGTTGGCGGCGGCGGAGGAGGTTCTGGAGGAGGCACTGGGGCGACCGCAGGAGGTGGGGGAGGAAACACGACCTTCGGAACTACACTTATTGTCGCTAACGGAGGCAACGGTTCTGGTGTTGGTGGTGGTGGAGGAACAGGCGGGAGTGCATCTTTAGGAACTGCCCTGGGCTTAGCGGTAACAGGCGGTGTAGGCAGTTCTGCATCTCTTTCTGACTCCGGTGCAGGAGGAAACTCTTGTCTAGGAGGAGCAGGAGGATCTGCAGGCGGAAGCATTAACGGAGGCAGTGGTTCTACAAATACAGGAAGCGGAGGCGGCGGCGGCGGTACTACCTTAAATACAATAGCTGCAAACGGAGCAGGTGGAGGAGCAGGGGGTTGTGTTATTGCTCATATCAATGCTCCCCTTGCTACATACGCTTATGCAGTAGGAGCAGCGGGTACTAATGGAGGCGGGGGTACGTCAGGCAACAATGGCGGAGCCGGAGGTTCAGGCGGTATCTGGATAACCGAACACTATAATTATTAGTGATATGATATAGTCATGCCAAATAAGCATAGCGTTCAGCACCAACCGGAAGCACTCAACATGCATCCGGTTGCTAAATTAGATGAGGCAACTTGGACAGCAGTTGGTATCTCTGCTATGCAGCTCATCGACCTGAACCTTGGTAACAGGTGGGCTCTGGACGTATCTCTCGACTATGGCAACGCACTTTATGAGATGCAGGGAGAAAGGGCGAACCCACCATGGGAGAACTGTGCAAATATCATTGTACCTGTAGTCTTCACAGCAGTTGGAGAGATGACATCGCGACTTTCTGGTTCTGCCCTTGTGCCAAGGCCGTACACGGTAGCGGGAAAAGATTCTATTTCAACACAGTATGCTCATATAGTTGAACAGTTCTATAATTCAGAATATGAGGAGAATAACTGGTATGAAGCATATGATACCTGTATACAACTGGCGGCAAGAGATGGCACTGCTATTCTGGAAGTCTTATGGGAAAAGAAAATCTCGGAGACAGTACAGCTTGTTGATGGGCCTGTTATGGATGAAACAGGAAACCCTAAAGTCGATCAGTTTGGCCAAGCGATTATTAAAAAGCAAAGACAACGTGTAAAGAAGGTAGAATGGGATGCCGTCCGATACAATCCTGTTGAATTACGCGACTTTATCCTGTTTCCGAACTACGCACCCTCAATCGAAGTGGCAGATGGTGTTGCTCGAAAAAGGTATATGTCAGAACGTGACATGTATTCTATGGTTGAGTCCGGGGTCTTCGATGCGGACATGGTTGAAAGGATTATGGCTTGCACGGCAGCAGGGCAGGATGAAAGGCCATGGGATAGACAAGGAAACGCTACGTATACCATAGGCGGTAAGCTTACTATTGGTGACTACGCTATCCCTATGCCTGATGGTATCCATGTAGCACGCGGGCCTGTCGAGATGTGGCAGATCTTAACTTCTCAGTTTGATCTTGATGGAGATGGAGTCTGTGAGGAGAACTATATTTGGGTCCATGACATGTCACGACTTATGGCCGGATGGGCGCCGTATGAGTATGAGGGAGGACGACCTTATTTCCCTATCTGCGTTATGCCCCGCCCGAACCGGATGTATGGGTTTTCAGTCCCTGATGTGGTGGGAGCTGTACAGGAAGAGGCAAGCGCACAGAGAAATGCGCGACTCGACTGGTTAGATATCGCAAGTAACCCTACGTTTTACACGACACCAGGGTACAAGGACCTTGGAGAGAACGAGTCGCATCGCTTCGGCCCTGGTGCTCGCATGCGTGTTGAGACTCCGACTGATGTAGGTTTCATTCAGCTTGGAGATCCTCCGCAGTCTCTCTTCGCCGAGGAGCAGGCTCTCATGGCTTTAGCAGACCGAAGTATCGGTGCACCGGCTGCTCCTGCCATGCCCCCTGCCGGGGGCTCTGGAGCACAGAAACAGAGTGCGAAGGCAGCCGCTCAGAATCAGGCTCTCCAGGGCATGCAGACCAACAGAATGATTGTAAAGATCCGTAAATGGATGCAGAAGGTATTCAAATTTACTCATCTTCTCTATGTCAAATACGGTAAAGATCAAATGAGTATGCTACAATCTAGCAGTGAGGGCAATACTGAGGTACAAGTACCCCGCGAGATCCTAGCTCTTAATTATAATCTCGGTATCGCGGGATCTGGAGGGCCTCTTGATAAAGAGAACAGTCGGCAGGATGCCATGGCTCTTTATCAGCTTCTCACACCCAGTCCCCTTGTGCAGGGAGATATGGGTCATCTGTATAACGTAACGAGAAATGTGATTGAGAAGTTTGACTACCCGGAGATCACCGGCTTCATTGGTACATTAGATGAGGCCAAACAGATGCAGCAGATGCAAGCTATCGCACAACAGAAACAGCAGAAAGAACAAATGGCATCGCACATCATTGAACACTCCAAGATAGGACGAGTAGCACAACCCGGACAAGGTGGAGCACAAGTAGCAGCAGGACTCCTAGGAGCTGGACAACAAGCACAAGAGGAGGAAGACAGTGGAGACAAAGATGAATCCGATGATCAATAGGGAAAGTAATGCAAAAACAGCTAAGGAAATTGAAATTGAAGAAGATATAACAGCTCTTCTCGAATCGCAGATATGGGAATGGGCCATAAAAACTCTTTTCAAAGACAATCTTCAAAGTGCTAAGAACGCCCTTCTTAACAACGTAGGACTTCCCACAGATACTCGGGTAGGGTATATTATGTATCGACAGAAAGTTATGGACTCTTTCAAAGCACTGTATCGTAAGCATGACGTACAAATTCCAGAGTGGCTAGAGGTGTAACATGGCAGATGAAGATGACGAGATTACGCTCGATGATATGTTTGATCCTGAACCTGATGTGAAGGATGAAAAAAAGGATACCGGAGATGATGTCGATGATATCGACGGCTTCAAGCTTGATAAGGCCGCTTATCGGAAGCAACAAGAGGAGTTAGAGAACCTAAAAAACGAGTTAGCCGGACTGAAAAACCGGCCTGTGCCTGTTACTACTGCTCCACCTACTACGGGGTCTGGTAAAACCTTTGAACAAGAAGTTGAAGAAGAGATGCAGAGAACGGGTTCGATAGCGAAGGCTATCTCGTTCGCTGCTGAGAGAGCGTTCCAGGCCGGTCAAACAGCAGCGAAAGCACAGACGGTCCCTGTAGCTGCACGTACGGCACGATACACCATATCGAAGTTTGTCGATGAAACCCCTATGACTCCCTCGGAACGTAAGGAGTTTGACTCTATCTTCGCTCCTGCTTCAGATGACCTGTTAGCGAGTATGAGCCATGAGCAACTCCAGGAAGCACTAAATGGTGCAGCCGATATTGCTGCTGGTCGTATCGCAAGAAAGACTCGTAACACAAGAGGAAATGAGCCTCCGAAGTACTCTACGGGTTATGATTCAGGTACTTCAGGAGCACAACGCACTCCCGGCAAGAAGCCCAAGCTCAGTAAAGATCAACAAGCAGCCATAGAAATGGCCAAAGAAGCGGGCTTGAGTAAAAAAGATCTAGAAGATGTCTTCGGAGGACTTGAGTAATGCCTAAAGAGAGTGAAGTAGTCACCGAACTTGAAAAAATTAAGTTAAACGTACTTAAAAGGCATATAGATGCTATCATTGAGTATGAAGAAATGGAAGAAGAGATACTAGCAGAACATGACGAAGACGGTAACGGCGAGTGGAAAGTTGAGATGGGAAATGCCTAAAGAGAGTAAGGCCGAGAAGAGCTTCAAGGATGAGATGCTTCAGCAAGAGCTTGAGTCTATTCAAGCCTATGAAGGGTTTGAGAAAGAGCGTTATGATAAAGAAGAGGTTAATAATAGGATTGAGGTTGATCCTCATATCATGGCTGCTGTGCCTAATATGGGTCTTAATGGTCAACGTAGTCTCGCAGAGACTCTTTCTCTCATTGATCACGACTATCTGCATCGCAACAACGAGCCTTTGTTTGCTAAGCCTGAGTTGTATATGAGAGAACCTTTGAAGGGGTGTAAATATGTATGGGCTTCCATTAAAGATCCATTCATGCGAGCCAGGATTAGATCTCGAAAATATCGTCGTGTTGAGAAACATGAAATTAGAGAAGATACTGAACTCCCCATTGACTTCAAAGAAGTTGCAGGAAAAGAACAAGTTCAAGTGGGTGACTTGGTTCTCTGCGAAGTGAACCCCCTAGCGGTTAAGGAACTGTACCACTCCAGAGCGTTTGAAGGTCTGCTCAACTCTCAGAACAATGTTGCCTATTCTCAACTTGAAGACAGTATGGCAAGGGTTGCCGGTCAAGATAACATCGAGAGTGGGGCTATCAGGACCGAGATGGACAAGAGTCTCACTCGGGAATAGTTTCAACTTTACGCAAACTTGACACCCCTTGGGGGGAGGAGTATCCTTGAACTGCTAAGACCAGTTTGAGGATATTTTCTTATGCCGATCATTGTGGCGACCCAACGGCCTGTAGTGAACCTTCCGACTACAGCCATATCCCCTTCGCCGATCTATCTCCCCTACCTCGCACCATGCTATGAGGGGGATATCGTTTGGTTCGCCGTTGGGACTACTGCTTCTGGGTTCTTTCTCCTCGCTGCTAACTTCCTCCCTGGCGACACAATCACCTATACCATCGGAGCAGCCCCTCCGGTTGTACTCACTGTTACACCTACCGGCAACATCTACGAACTTCTTCATGCACTAAATACAAGTATCAATGCAAATACTCTTGTCAACCTTGTTCACTCCTATATTGAGGGTAACCTTGTTATCATTCGGGCTAATACTCCTGGCGCTGGTGGCAATGCTATTACTTTGGCTCTTACTACTACTTCGGTTACTGGAGAAGTAGCGACTTCTGGTGCTACCCTTGTAGGTGGTTCTGCCCTCGCCTCTCCTGGTTCTGTTCAACCTGCCCCTGTAAACACTGCAACGGGAATAGTGGGGATGGCAATATGTGCAAGTGTCCAAACCTGGCACGGCTTTCCAACAGGTCCCGGTACAAAGGGCGCAGAGTATATCTTCGGTGCAAGCAATGTCGCTACCGGACTCTTCTCCGCTCAGCCCGGACAGCTTCCTATTCTCACGTTCGGGCCTCCAGCAGAAGTTACTATGAACCTTCCCGCTACAACGGGATGGCAGCAGGGTGGACTGAATCAAGCTACATATGGTACCCCAGTTGGAATTAACAAAGATCCTGTCACCGGGTTCTATATTGTTGATCCAACTGTCACGAATCTCGTAGCAGTTATTCAAGATGTTGATAACTCTGTGAATGAGGCTATCGTGAACGGACAGTACCAAGCGAACCCACGAGGTCTCCTGGCAGCGAGGGTCAAAGTCGTGTTCAATCCAGCAGCTTTAGCTATCCAACAGGGGGGCTAATCACATGCCTTCGATTCATCTCACTAATACCTTCCTTGAGGCCGCTACTAAGATCCTTGAAAAGATCTACACGAAGTCCGGCCTTGAGATCCCCCTTCGTTGGCCGGAAGTTTTCAATACCCCTGACTACGATATGCGTAGACGGTTCTTCTCACAACACTCTATCGTTCCGTTCGGTCTCCTCTCCCAGATGGGTGAAGCAACTCAGGCTCCACTTGACTCCGCAGGTCCTGGCCTCACTTCAACCTTCTTTTGGCAGAACTTCGGTCTCCGGTATATCATCTCGGATGATGCTCAACTTGAAGACCCACAGAGCATCTTCAAAGAGTTCCCGAAGATGCTTCGCTATAGTGTTGATCAAACTC